GTACCTAATTATACGAGATATGTCGAGTATGATATGCCGTCGGACTTCATGAGCTTTGACACCGTGATATTGAGAAGTGACCCGGCAATATATGAAATCTACAAAGGTATGAAGTGGGAGAACAACAAAAAAGTAATCTTAGAATACTTCAAGCCTGGTTCATTCGACATTCATTATTACCGTTATCCTGCTGAGGTACTTCCTACATCGTTAGATACGGTGGAACTAGACATAGAAGATAAAGGGCTTGACTTACTAGCGTTAGACATAGCCATAAGAGCAACAGCAGCCGACAATCCATCCTTGTCAAGCTGGCTCAGGTCATTATTTATTGAAAAGGCCCAAAACGTAATAGGTGATGAAGCGGCACAGGAAACAAAAATTGAAACCGTGTATTCGATGATGATGTAAGAAGGTGATAAAGTGTATATAGCACCTAAATCAATACAAGCACCAAAACCGCCAAAAATGGAATACTGGCCGGAAAGGACTGTCCCATTGAATGGCGGTTTAAACCTTATCGAAAGAGAATGGAAACTGGCAGATAATCAGACTTCAAAAGTTCTTAATATGTGGTTCCGTGAAGGAGAATTATGCAAACGGTGGGGGCAGGAGTACATAAATGAAGCATTAGAAAAACCAATCCTCACCGTCTACAAGTATAAATACGACGGAAAGATAATATTCCATTCCGATACAAAACTTTACACAATGGACGATGAGGGAACAATATCAGAAATATATGATGGTGTAACTGCTAAAAAGGGCAGTTTTTTTAAATTCAACGGATTAATATATTTCCGTCAGAAAGGCAAATACCTTGAATATGACGGTACAACAGTATCAGTGGTAACGCCTTATATTCCAACAGTCATAATTAACCGTACCCCAAGTGGTGGCGGTGATACGCTAGAGGAATACAACCGTATAGGAACAGGATTTATCAACAAATTCAATGGAACAACCTCTGATAAAAACTATCAATTAACCGATACAGACCTTGACGCTACAGAAGTATTATGCACGGTTGACGGAGTTACAAAAGAAGAAGGTATAGACTTTACCGTAAATCGCACGACAGGAGTAGTTGCATTTAATACTTTTCAAACACAAGGGCAAAACAATGTAGTCATAACGGCGTTTAAGACCGTACAAGATGATATTGATTCAGTCCTTGACTGTAAATATGCAATCCCATTCGGAGGTCAGAATGACAATCGCTTATTCATAGGCGGCAACGGTTCTGGCTATTTTTATTGGACTGGAATAAGTGCAAACGGCATTGATGCTTCATACTTCCCTTATAACAATTACAATGTAATAGGAAACCCCGACGAAGATATAACAGGATTCGCAAAGCATTATGAAACCTTATGTATCTTTAAAGAACGTGAGATATACGGAGAAACCTACACATTCGACGGGACAAAGGGAATATTCAACACGCACAATATAAATAGTTCAATAGGTTGTGACTGCCCCGATACAATACAGGTCATTATGAATAACATAGTATGGCTTAATTCCTATTTGGGCGTACACATTTTAATATCTACAGAAAAAACAAACCAAAGGAACGTACTGCCGATAAGCAGGAATATCAATCCAAAGCTGTTGGCGGAAAACAACTTGAAATCAGCTTCAAGTGTCAATTTTAACGGTAAGTATTGGCTGTGTGTCAACGACAAGGTTTATTTATGGGATTATTTCATTTCACCTTACTACGACACAGGCAATCCCGAAGAAAACGCAAGAAGGCTAAGCTGGTGGTATTTTGATAATATTAACGCCGGAATGTGGATAACACACGAAGATGAATTGTATTACGCAGACCGCACAGAAGGATTATTCGTCAAATTTCATACAGCATACGACAATACACAGTTCTATGACTTTGGCGAAGCTATTTCGGCGGTGTATCGTTGTCCTGTTAGAGAGTTCGGAAACGGAGTTTATGAGTTTACGGTTTTAAGAGGCTGGGTAGGAGTTAGAGGGGACACAAGAACATCATCCACGGTAAAATATTTTACCTCTGACGAACCCAACGGCGACCCGTCAACAGAACCCATAAACGTCGGTACATTCTTCTGGAATAAGTTTAATTGGGCTTTATTTACATGGGGAGTAATGGGGCATGTTTATGATTGGCCTTTAACTCCCGGAGCCAAAAATATACGATATTTCGGTGCTGAGTTTTCCAACAACGAAGCAGGGCGAGACATGAATATTTCATCAATCGTATGGCAGTACAGCCTTAAAAAGATGATAAAGTAAGGAAGTGATTATATGGATGCAAGAACAAGGAAACTCACAGATGCAAACTATTCACCGACAATTCCCGATAGCGAAGAAGCTATAAGGTCACAAATAGACGGTTCCATACAAGAGGTATACGACATTGTGGACGAAGCAAAACTGGATAAAACAAGTGGCGATTATAAGGGCAGTTGGCACGGAATAGCAAAACCTGTATATGCTGAACCTGGATTGGCAGGAGTGGTTGATGCGTTAAATGCAGAAATTGCTGACCTTGCAGGTTATATTGGTTACACTGATGATGACATTGTGGGTGTTGAAGTTGACTTTGCAAATAGAAAATTTGAAAGACTTGCAGGTGCAATTGGAAAAACACCTGGTGCAGACTTTGACAGCATCCTTGCTTTTGGTGGTAGAAGAAGGTGCAATCTTTCTGATACAGGTGTTGTCAATGCATATTTTGGTGATGCAGGATACATTGAAGATGGTTCAAATGGTCAGGTAATGGTTGAACAACCAAAGTTCTATTATAAGGTTGTTCCGCTGAAAATGGAAAAGAATGATGAAGTTGAAATTGCATCAGTAAAGTTTAATACAGGTGCATCTACAAGTGGAAACATCACAATTACTTTGAATGGTACAGCACAAAATGTTGCAGTGGCAGCAGGTGATGATGCAACAGCAGTTGCAACCAAAGTCAGAAATACATCATTTGCAGGTTGGACAACAAGTGGAAGCGGAACAACAGTCACCTTCACAGCAAACAAAGTTGGTGCAAAATCAGCAACTTTGTTTACTGACACTGGAGCAACAGGTGTTACTGCAACAATAACTAACATACAGTATGGTTATATTGGTAAAGGCTTCAAGTTAAGAAAAGCAAGATTTTATGTCAGCATGACAAAGAAAGCAGGATTTAAGTCAGATTTATTCAAAATAAATGGTGTTGAAAGAGAAAAGATTTATCTATCAGCATTTGAAGGTTCACTGTTTGATGTTTCTGCTTCTGCGTATATCCTGAATGATGCACAAATTGCTGACTTCACAGTAACAAATGGTGACAAGCTTGCTTCCAGGGCGAATGCAAAACCAATTTCAGGACTTTCACAAGACCTGACAAGAAGAAAATGTGGAATACTGGCTGAAAATCGTGGCAATGGATGGATGCAACAATTTTCTAAAAGTGCTGCAATAACACAGATGCTGATGTTGATTGAATATGGTTCTATGAACAGTCAGACCGCCATTGGTAGGGGTGTTACAGACAAAGCATCAGGAAGTGGAAATGAATCAGAAATAACAGGTGCAACAACATTGCTTGGCAATGCATCAGGAATGGCAGCAGGAACAAACGGTCTTGTGTCTGTCACATATCGTGGTGAAGAAAACTTTTGGGGTAACATTTGGAAGTTCACTGATGGAATGAACATCTATTGTGATATTGCAAACAGTGTTCATGAATTATACATTGCAGACAATAATTTTGCAGAAAGTAAGAACACTGACAATTACAAGAATGCAGGAATTACATTACCAACAAGGGAAGGTTATATTTCAGCATTAGCATACAATGAAGAATATGATTGGTTGTTTGTACCTGGTGAAGTTCTTGGTGACAGTGCATTGCCTGTTGGTGATTACTTCTATGAAACAGCACATTCAAATGGTTATAAGATTGCTCTGTTGGGCAGGGGTTGGAGTGCTTCTTCTACTGCTGGTGCTTTCGGTTGGCATGTGGATGCTGCCCCTTCCTATCGTGCTCGGACTGTCGGCGGTCGCTTGGTGTATGTACCCCCTGTTGCTGCTTAAAATGTAATTTGAAAATTTAATATACTGGGCAAGCAGTCCTGACCCATTACAGGGTAGAATCACAAAACAAAAGAAAGCTTAATTGCTCAATTAGGCAGTAATTGGAATAACATTCAGAATGGTGTTCAATCAATTCATACAAGGGGTGGTTGATGCATTGTGACAGTTACAGATTAAGTATGAAATACATTGAACCTATTCAGAAACATGCAAATGACTATTACATCAAAAATATTAAAAGAAAGGCAGCGTGAACCAAATGATTGATTATGGAAGGCAAAGAAGCACAGTGAAACCTGAACCAAGGGTCATTGATGAAAACAGTGTTTGGGTTCACACGAACATTCAAGCAGTGGAAGAAGCTGTTGGTGAAGAAGTGTTCAACGGTTATGAATTCAACATGATTCAATATACCAAAGATGAATATATCCGAATGTTGGACACTCAATTGACTGACACACAACTTGCACTGGTTGAAGTGTATGAACTGATTATACCTTAACAAGAAAGGAACGGTGAACCATTATGGCAAAAGTTTATGCAGACCTTATCAGGAAGGGTCTTAAAACAATTGATAATGTACCAGAAAATTTGAAAGCCGAAGTTGAAGCAATATTGTCGCAGTAGGATACTTATATGCAATAAAAAATATTTACAAAATTAGGTACAGATATGGTACAATATGGTAGAAATATGAAAAAGATAATCACAATATTACTTATTGTATCATCAATGTTTGTACCTTCTTTAGATAAAGGAGGCAAGAACATGGCTTTAACAGCAGCAGAAAAAAAGGCTATACAGGCAGAGGCATCTAAAACCGGTAAATATGTCGGTAAGACTTGGGCAGAGGCAGAGAAGGAATACAGAGCATCACAGAGCAAACCAGCGAGCAGTAGTTCTTCAAGCGGTTCTTCGAGTAGTTCTTCAAGCCGTTCCGATCCATTCAACTCAAGCGGTGATAAAATAACTGTATACAAAAGAAGCGGCACACCTATACAAGTAAGGGCAAACGCTGACATAATCTATGATGATGATGGTTATTTTGTAGGCACAAGACCAAGCGGTTCGTCGAGTAGTTCTTCAAGCCGTAGTTCAAGCGGTTCTTCAAACCTTGACGACGCATACGATGAACAATATGAAGCACAACGACGAGCATTGAAACAAGCACAATATGAAGCACAACTAGCACAGCAACAAGCACAATATGAAGCACAACTTCGAGCATTAAAACAAGCACAGTATGAAGCAAGGGCAAACGCATTGAAAGCTCAAAA